AATATGATATGCTGGGTAAATTAAAATTGTTCCAGAAGCACTACCATCGGCAGCACTTGAATTTTGTGAATATGTAAATGTTGTACCACCAGTTACTGTTATTTTGTAAATACCATTTACATAAGCAGTTGTTGAACCTGATACATAAACATATTGACCTGTTGTAAGACCATGAGCAGAACCTGCAGTTACAGTTGCAGTATCACTTGATGAAACAACAGAAGTAATTGAACCTAAACTTGCAGAATAATCTTGAACGAAAGCAGTAACATTAATCGCTGCACCTCCAGTATTAGCTGCATCAAGCTCAATTAAAATTGAGTTGACACCTGAACCATTATTTGCGACATAAATCTGTTGTGGTCCAGTTGCATTAAGTGTTGCACTACCAGTAGATTGATAGTTTTCCCCAGCAGTGAGAATAGATTTAAATCCATTTTTAAAATTATTAGCCATGTTTTCTCCTTATCCCAATGCTACGGCCATTGATATAGCAAAAGCCTGTGAAGTGGCTGCAGTTGTCTGTGAAGTACCATCTGCAAAAGTTATACCACTTGTACTAAAAACTAATCCAGCAAGATTTGTAGTTCCAGTAAAATTTTTAGTTCCACTCATTGTTACAGTGCTTGTAAAATTAGCAGTGCCAGAATATGTGTTATCACCTGAAAAAGTAATATCTGTTGAAGGGTCAAAAACAGCGGCGTTTAATTGTACCACTGCTTCAACAATATCCGTTGCCGATGCAATAGTTCCAGATGCACCAGTAACACTTGCTATATCACCGACATCAGCACTTAATGAATTAAATGTGGTTCTAAAAACCTCAAAAGTATTTGAACCTAGTACACTTCTATCTGCCATTTTCTTTCTCTATTAGTTGTAATAATAATGTTTTCATTTCATGCATTTCACATTTAATATTATTTATCTCTCTTACTGCACCTCTTATTTCATCTCTTTGTTTTTCTGCTTCTAATCTTATTCTTTTACTTTTCTCATATGCACTATTATTAATGTTTATTATTGCACCCGAATGAGAATCTCTAACAAGATGAGGTTTATCTTTTACATTTATTTTACTCATTACGCTGTTGCCACCACTCTTAATCTTTTAACTCTAGGTGGTTCAGAACTATTTGTTCCTTGCATACGAATTTTTATTTGGAATGCAATAAACTCACCTAAATTAGTTGCAGTATATTCATGTTCTATAAAATCATTTTTTGTAGTTGATGGGTTTGTTGTAACATCAGTTGTGCCTGTCGTATTAAAAAATGTATAACCTAAATCGTCAAAATCTGTTGAATCATCAGAACGAAGAACTTTAAACATTACTTGTATTTCTGAAGTACTTGGTCTTACTGCATCAAATAAAACATTTAATTGTGTTGCAGAAGCTGTTAATTGAACTTGTCTTGTTAAATAAATTGCTTCGTTACTATCTCCATCAGGTTCTGTTGCAGGAACAAATTCACTTGTAGGGTAAATGTCAGAACTTGAATCAACATTATCTAATCTATTTGCAATAGTAATTATAGATGCTTTATCTAAATCAATGACTGGTGATAAATTAGATTTACTTGTACTTAATGCCAAAGTCATTTCAAAAGATTTAGCAGTTGATAGTTCGTTAGTTTCATTAATACTAGAACATATCATTCTTGGTGCATCAAAGAAAAAGTTTTCATTGATTGGTAAAGAAATACCACTTGTTAATTTTTGAAACGGTGTTTGAGAACCATCTGGTGAAGTACCAGTTGTTGTTTTAGCAGTTGCATTAATTGTTGTTCCGTTATATTCTATTGCATTTAAAAGAATCTTAGTTGTGTCCATTAATGCATTTTCAGTTGCAACAATTGCAGAACCACCAACAGCAGCTGATGATGTAGCACTTGCAGTTGTTGTTAATGTATAATAATCTATACCAAATGCTGTTAATGCAGTATGTGTTTTATTTATTTGAGTTAATGGTATTCCAGCAACCTGATAAAGTTCAATCGTTGCACCAGCCAAGTGAGCAACACCTGAACCTTCAACACCTCTAGTTGCACTAGAAATTGCAGTGCCTGAAATTGTTCCTGAGATAACTTCATCAGCAACAACTTCCCCAGCAGAATCTTTTGGGGCTGTAATTTTTAAGAATACTGTTCCACTTCCAGGAAACCCTGTACTGCTTGAAAGAGTTAAAGAATTAACACTATCATTAATACCTGCAGAAAGAGTTGTGAATACTCCAGAACTTGCACCACTTATTGTTACATTATTAGATGCACTATACATTTGGTGATTTCTATGTTTTACTTTAATTATATTTGAAGCATTTGTTGTTTCAATAGCATTTACATCTAGAGTTTCTGATTCAAGAACATCATTTGTAAGAGAAACATTTGAGGTTGTACTTGTACTAAAGTCTGCACGATATAGTGTAAACATCATATCTTCGAATTGATAAGCTGTCCAAGAACTATTATTTTGAGATTTAAATAAAGCACCTAAATGAGGTTGGTCATTTACTAATCTACCACCAACAATATCTATTTCACCCATAACTGAAATCCATTGTAAATAATCTCTAGAATCTGTAAGAACTACAAAACAATATTCTACACCTTCTTCAAGATAAACTGGAGATGGGAATGTAAAAGTTGTTGCAGTAGCAGCAGTTTGAGAAACATTTACATCTTCAGGTTCTAATGATACTGTACCAAAAGGTAATATTTTATTTGTTGGGTACCCATTATCCATTTCTCTTAACTGAACTACAATCGGTGCAGTAGTATCTTTTTGAGAAAAATATAAATCAATTTTTGTAATAAACTCACCGCCAACAGTATCACAAGTAAATGATTGTGCAAGTGGGTCCCACCTTGTTCTACCTAAAAATCTACCTTGTCTATTTTGTGTTCTTGATTCAGATACCTGGTCTCTAGTTAAGATACCATCTCTTGTCCTTGTAACAGTATCTTGAACAACATTTAAAGTACCCTTAGCGGCATAAGTTGCTTCAGCGAAGGTTCTAACACTTTCTGCAGCATTTGTTGCAGAAGAAGTCAATCTAAAAACTCTATCACCAGTTTTGAATTGTGGGTTACCTGGAACTGATGGGTCAGGAATATTAAAGATACCACTTACTTTACCAGTAGGGCCAGTAACAAATCTGTCATTGTCTTCATCACCAGGTAATAATTTAATTGATGTTCCACTAGATGGTGTAATTGTTCTTGTGCCGTTAAATAGTTGAACAGTTAAAGTTGAAGGTGTACTTCTATCAGCAGGAACTTCAGCTTGAGTCGGTGGGTTTGTAGTTGTTAATAATGCATTCGCAGGGTTTGTAAAATTTTGAAACTCTTGAATTTGTGAATTTGTTGCATTAGTAATAACTGTTGTATCGTTTGCATCAAAGAATACTACTTCATATAATCTATTTGTAGCAGTTGTACCGCCAGAAGTTCCATTTGTAAAAGTAAATTTAAAGAATTGTTCACCCTCACTATTAGGGGCTCTATCAGAAGTTAATGTAATATTGTAAGTTGAGTTTGACCCAGCCGCAATAGTAAAAGTTGATATATCCGAATGTGTACCAGCAGATGCAAACCCAAATGGTGTGTCTGCTGCTTCAATTTTAGCAGTAATATCTTCAGTACCATTGTTATCATATTTAAGTTGAATTTTTGAAACAACAGCCCAGTTACCAGCAACTTCAGTTGGAATATTATTAGTAGTATTTGTTCCAGATAACGAACCACTATCTGGAGTACAATTAGCAATTACAGAAGTTTTATCAAAGAAAGGATAAACTCTTGTTTTTGGGTACATACCAGTTACTGTAAATGTAACATTTCTTGAACGAATAAATGGAATTATATCTGTTCTTACAGTTTCAGAATTTACAGTTTCAATATTAAATGACTCACCAATAAATGTTCTTGTACCTGTTCTAACTTGATTATCAATAATTCTAGCAAATATATCTTGACTTCTAGCGGCCCGATTAACTCTTCTTATTTCCCCTGCAGTAGTTGACCAAGCTGTTTCCCAAGCATTCCAAACAGTACCTAAAGCATCTGTACCTCCAGCAGCTTGAAGTATCTGGTCAAAATTACCTTCTCTATTAATTACGATTGAAGGTAGTTTTTCTGTTTCGAACCACTCATCACCAGATGGCGATAATGTCATATCACCAATCCAAGTGTAGAATAATTGACCATTTACATTTTCTACTTTAGTGGCATATGGTTGGTCTATTGATGCAACATCAGTATATGGTAATGTTAGTATATCACCTGTTTTTTGATAACCAGCAGATGTTCTTGTAGCAGTTGTTGTGTTTGATTCAATTAAAGAAATACCTTTCATATTGTATTTCGGTCTCATTTCTCTTAATTCATAATCAATAGAACAACTATAATCTTTGTGTGTTACATCACCAGTTTTATGACCTTGAAAATTATCGACAACAAAACCAGTTTTAAATCTATCTAAACCATTTGCATCTTGAACTTGTAATGCTTCTGCTTGTTGTTCTAATAAATTAAGAGTTGTATATTCTTCTACTCTTTCAATTCTTTTTTCTAATCTACCAATATCTCTCATGGTAAATCTTTTATTATCTTCTAGGTCTATTGTTACATCTTCAACACTATCTGTAAATGCAGGAATACTTAATTCAGCAATTTCCATATTTTCTGCATGAGATTTATTTCTAGGTGCAACAGGTTCTTCTGCGGGTATACCAGATTTAATAACAAACTCACCCTCTATATTTAAAATAAGTTTATCTATTCTTGCCAAGAAGAAATCAACATCATAAATGAAACTTGAATTATCTTTAGGAATATTAACTACTGACGAACCTGTTCCAGTAAATGTTCTTTGACCAAAATGAAAAGAATACCCTGTAATCTTATCTGCAGATTGCCCTTGACTTTCATAATTAGCTGTAGCAGTTATTGTTGCATCTGCAACTCTAGGTCTAAAATCTACTGCATCTTCTAAATTAAAAATACCTGCTGGTTGTCTTTGGTCTGGGTCAATTCTTGTTGCACTATATTGAGGTATATCTTCATAATCAACAGCACTTGAATAAGAATCAACTGTAAAGAAATCACCAGCAGCATGTTCAAAATAATCAAATACAATTATTAATTTACCTATTGCAGCAGCCTCACCTGGTTTTCTTACAACTCTTGCAATATCATAAAAGTTATCTCTTTGTCCTGTATCTAAAGTATATTTTGAAGTAACATCAGTTGACCCAGCTGTAAGTGTTCCTACAACAGCAGTTGCAGAAGAACTAACACCTGTTACAGTTTCACCCGCACTAAAGTCTGTTCCAGATTTAAGAACATAAGTGATTGGAGAAATTGTATTTACAATCTCGGCAACGGCACCTGAAGTACCACCTTTAATTCTTTCGCCTTTTACAAATGTTCCAGAAGTAACAGTTGTTGTAAACTGTGGTAATACTGCGGCAGTACTTGATGTGGCAGATTCAAAAACACCTCTTAGATTAAATGCATCTGCATGACCTAATGATATATCTCTATGATGAGCAGAACTACCATATTGAGCCCCGCCAGCAACACCATCATTATCAACGATAACAAGATGACATTTATTTGCTGTTTTAATTTTTGCTGCAGCTGAAGTTTTTGTTAAGGTTGCAATAATTTTTACTTTATAATCACCACCTGTTCCAAAAACAGTTGTTGAAGTAAATGTTAATGTACCTGTACCTACACCACTAACTGATATTGCAGCGGCATCGACAATATCACCAACTCTACCTGACCCACCAGCAGCACCATCATCAATAATTGTAATAATATAATCTGTGTTTGTTACTGAACTAAATGTTTCATTTGTTCCAGAACTTAAAGCGATTGCACCTGAAGAGTTTATCGTTCCTACAAACTGTCTTCTAAAAACAAAAGATGTATCAGAGGCACCATTGTTGGCTTCTGTTAATAAAGTTTTTGTTTTTCTTTTTTGTAACTTTCTTAAAAGTAAATTTTTCTCTTGGTCAGCTAAAGTAGCTCTTGCTCTTTTTGCAGGTACTGAAGTTACATTATTTGATAGCCCAATAATAGCAGCAACATTAGCAGTCGTATCAGGAGTTGTTGGGTCTCCTAAAACAGGATATTTTACAGTAGTATCTGTTACATATGTAATTTTAAATTTACCATTATACTTAACATCATTGTGGTCTTTTACAACAACAGTTCTTGAAGTACCTGTGCCTGCAAGAACAATACCTGTTGCAGAACTAAAAGTATTAAGACTGCCCACGCTACTTGTAAAGGTTGCTTGTTCAATACCATCTATTGTTGACCTCGTAGTGGCTGCAGTTGAAAGAATTGAGAATCCGTCTATGACATAAAAAGTTGCTAATGTATCTGAAGTAATTGTTTCAATTACAATTTTTTCTGTTGCACCATTTGTACCTGAACTAATTTCTAATACATCACCAATTCTTAATTCAGTTGTAAAGAGTGTTCCGAAACCAGTTAGTGTATCTGAATTTCTATTTGCAGTAATTGTTCCAGTAATTGTAAACTTTGAATCTTGAACTGTATCAGCAGTAAAGTCTTCTTCGGTATCTGAGGGGTCGTCCATAAACATAGAATGAACCATACTAAAGTCAAAAGTTTTAGGGTCTTGAGCAACATGAACATCAACATTATCTGCATTTTCTATAATCTCATCAGATTCAGTTGAACCTGAAGATTTAATTTTTTCACCGTTTGTAAAGATACCAGTTACATTTGTTAGATATAATTCTGGTAGAAAACTTGCCTCAAGAATTACTTTATCATCTGCCTCAACAGCAGTACCTTCTTCTAAAAGAATATTATCACCTTCATCAACATTAGGTGTTGCACTTCTATCTAAAACTAAATCATCACCACTTCCAGCACTTTCTACAAAACCCGTTGCACCAGAAGATACACCTGTTATTTTATCACCAGTTGTAATTCCTGTATTTGGTGTGTCAGATAATACTAACTCTGTAAACATTTTAATGTCAAAAAGATATGCATTAAAAATTGCATCACTATCTTCAGCATCAGTTAATAAGTTTGTTGAACCTGTTCCAGAATTTAATTCAAATCCTCTTACTCTTGCAACACCGATACGATTACCAGAAAGATTTGGTTGAAGTGAACCAGATTCTGTTCCTCGTTCTGCAGAACCACTATCTTTTGCTAATGTAAAATTATCATGTAAAGAAACTTCTCTATAAGGTATTGCAATCTCACCAGCAATCTCTGGACTAATATCTGGAGAACCATAAACATTTGTTACTTTAACAAAGTTACCAACTTCTACTGGAGTTACAGCAGCATTTAATGTATCAGTTGTTCTTGCCTTGTCTATATCAACAAAAGTTGGGTTTGACCTTTCAATTTCATAACCTCTTACATATGCCTTACCTGGGGATATTTGTAAAGTCATTATAGAATCTGAAGGTGTGTTACCAGAATCAGTTGTTTGTGCTGAAGTATAAACACCTTGATTTAACCCATCATCTAAAGATTCTTTTGTATCGACCTGAAATCTTCTTACGGTATAGTGGCCAGATTCATCATATGTTCTTCTTGCAAGATTATCACCGAGAACTGAATATTCAGTTGGTCTTGCTTTTGATTGAACAGTACCATTACTTACTCTCATTAATTCTACGAAGTTTGTATCAGCAGTAGAAGTTAAAGAAAGTTTAGAAAGTGTCAAAGCATAATTTAATCTATGTGCACCTTTTGCATTTACATTTGAAGAACCTGTTGCATTATCTAAAAGTGAGGTATCACTTTCAGGAGTTATTAAATTTTCTGTAATCGCAAAACCAATTCTATATGAAGGTGTGTTTGTGTATTTGTCTAAAACTATTCTTTGTGTGGTACTTTTTATAAAGTGGCCACGAATAAAATATACACCTGCATTTGCATAAGCAGCAGAACCTGTTGCCGTTGCATCACTTGCTTGTAAAACAGCAGATTCTTGATTAATAGAAAATGTACCGATTGCAGTATCAGATTTAATATTTTCGCCATCTGTAAAAGTTTGAGTTTCTTGGTCTGTATCACTAGGTTTAATATATTTTACAAATAAAGTTAATGGGTCTGTACTATCAGCTGCAGTTTGACCAATCACTTGTGCTCTTACGCCAGAAGTTGTACCAGTTATAATTGTATCAACATAAGAACTTGCATTAGAAGTAATTGAAACACCATTGAATGTAGATTGTAATTTTACTGCATAGTATTCATCTATATAACCTACTTCACCAGGAATAATAATAGCACCTTCTTTGAAGATGTGTCTACCCATTCTTTCAATTTGATTTTGAAGAATAGATTGTTGGGTTGTTAATTCTCTTGCCTGAACAGCAAAACTTGGGCGATATAATACTCTATGAAAATTATCTGTTTCATCAAAATCATCATAATATGGTGAAACATTTAAGTCTGTTTTTTGTCCCATTTAGAACTCCACTATAATTTTTATGTCTTCAGTCTGGTCAGAAGCTCTTGAAATAGGTCTTCTATTTTCTATGTATATGATGTCTCCACTATCAGGTTCCATTTCTGGGTTTGAATACCCACTTGAAAATACAGCACTATCAACAGTTGATGAACTCGAAGACGGAACACCTGTTGCACTTGAAGTTGCACCAGTAATTGTATTTGTTGAACTAAATGCTGTTGCATTTGAACTTGAATCTATTCCGTAATCTGAAAATCTTTCTTGTTGATAATATAAAATTTTATTGTTTGAATCCCATTCTACTACTCTACCTACAGCACCAGATGTTGTTTGAGTAATTTTTTCGTCAACTTCAAACTCACCTGAATTTGAAGCAAGTAATACAGCATAAGTCATTCTTGCAGTTGTTGAACTAAATAAAGTAGCACTACCAAACTGTGATGGGTTCTTAACAATACCTACTTGTCTAAAATCATTTGCAACAGTTATATCACTACCCTCTTCTTGTTCTAACTTAGTATTCATCATTACAAAGTGAGCACCTAATTCATCTAATGCATTAAACCCATGACCAACTTTTGGTGATATGATAGGAGTGATTGCACCAGCAGTTGCAGAGTTCCAACTTGTTAATGTTGAACCTGAAATCAAAGATGACGCACCTGTATCAGTATAGATGTTTGTACCTGCAAGAGAAACACTTGCAAAAGTATAACCTGTTCCATCAGCTTGTACAGCAGAAACGCTTGACTCACCAAATCTTGTGATAACATTTGAAGTTACAACAAGTTTTATTATTCCACCAGAACCATCACCTTGAACTTTTGCATAATATGTTCCATCTGGATAACCACTACCTTGACTTGTAACAATAAACGCATCTATTGGTGCACCATTATATGGAACAGAACCACCATGTGCAGTTACAGCTGCGGCCGATACTGTTGAATCAGTTGTTGATGGGTGAAAGTCTGTTGTTAAGAATTTATTAATTTCAGTTGTTGTTAAAGTAAACATATACTGAAGATAATACCCACCGACAAATTGTTTTACTGGTGAAGTAAAAGTAGGTTCAGTTGTCAATGCAAAAGTATTACCACTTGAATTTAAATTATATAAAACTTTGTAAACTCTAAAAGCAGCAGTTATAAAATAAAAAGTTGAATCAAATAAATTAGTTGCACCAGAATTGTTAGCTGGGTTTGAAGAACTAATATTATGTTCGAACATATCATAAGTTGTTCCTGAAACAAAAGTTCTACGATTTATAACCTTTGAAACATCTGAAGAAGCAATCTGATTTGCACCTAACATAGAATCCCATCTATAATTTTCAGAGGTAATATCGTCTAAAGGTGTTGGGGGTGAAGTATCTGAACCACCAGTTGTTCCAGATGTAAATGGTGTTGCTTTACCAATGAACATATAATATCTTTCATCTGTTTCTGAAAAAGATTCAAAGAACTGGGTTGCATTGTTCAATCTAAATTTTTCTGTGATAATTGCTGCCATGTTATTCTTTCCTTATAGTTCTATTTATGATGGTTTAGGGTACTTATCTTTAACTGCTTTGATTTTAGTTTTCCAACTATCTAATCCATTATTATAGATATCATCTAATTGCTCTTCAATAGATGGATATGTATATGCTCTATTTCTTGCATATTCTAACTTATCATATGCTTCTTTTAATTCTTTAAGTTTAGCATCTATTTGTTCTTGTGTAATATTTGTTGGATTTCCGTCCCACCATTGAATAGTTTTTTCCCCACCTAAATTTCTATTATCTGCTATATTAAATTTAGCATCTGGTTTAATCGCTATTATTGCTTGTAATTCATCTGGTTCTAAAAATGGGTCCATTAGTCTACCTCCATAATATAAGCGTTTTGGTTATTAACTCGTAAATACGGAGTTGCAGAATTATTAAAATTACGACAAGCATGATAATAAGTCATAGACGAACCAACGCCGGGGTGTCCGTCTGCTGAACTTGTCGCATATGCATATTGCAAAAACATCGGCAGATATATGTATTTACTATTACCACTTCCAGTTTGTAAATATATTGTATGAGTGTTTCCATAAGTACCAGATAGAGTTGAACTCAATCCAGAATCACTATACATTTCAAATCCTACACCAATTTGTACATTTGTACCACTTGAGTGATAAGGTAAGCAAAACAGATTGTGAACAACATAAATTGTTGAGTCATTACTTACTGGTGTAATAGTTCCACAGTTTCCCAAAGATTGATATGTTGTTCCTGCTGAATTGGTATTTACATTTGTTAAACTAGCATTTCTAACCCATTGTAAAATTTTACCGCCAGCCCCAAACTCAAAACCTGAACCAGCAGAATTAACTTTAATTGCTTGACCTGCCGAGAATGTACCACCAATATTAAATGTTGCAGGGTTGAATGTTTCATTATACAATATCATTTCACCTTCGTCAACGCCAGAAGCAGTTGAATCTAAAAGTAAAACATCACCATCAACTGTGTCAGTAGTACCACTCTCTAATATTACTGCACCTAACTTTAATTGTTTTCTTGATGCTACATTAATACCTTCAATATCTAATATTTCTTTTTCAACATTGATGGCATCACCAGCATCTTGACCATTTGCATTTGTTCTGTCTAGAAGTATTCTATCACCAACATCAGTACCAGCTGCAGAAGAGTTCAATATGATATTACCGAATGGTTGTGATTTATCTGTACTAACAGCATTATCTGCGAGAGCGTCAGTACCAATTAATTGTAAAGTCATAAATTATCCTAACTTACTGTTGCACCACGAACATCAAATACTAACCATTTTGATAAAGAGGCACTATAAATTAAAGTAGCACTTTCACCAACTGCATCAAAAACAATAGAAGTTGAAACTTGACTTGCAACTAAATTACCATTTGATTGTGTTAGTGTGGCAGCATTTCCTGCAACTTCCATTATAATTTTTTTAATTTGTCCGTCAACACCTGTAGCTAAAGTTAATGAAGAAGTACCACTTGAAGTATCTAAAAAAGAAATCATTGTTGCTAATGAAATTGCATCAGTACTTGAACCATCACCTGAAACTGTATCTGTTGCACCAACAAAAGTTGTATCTGCTACAAGAGTACCAGTATATTTTGGAAGAGTAACAGTTGGGGAAACACCAGCAGAGTGTGGTTGTGGTTGTAAAGCGGCATAGTGAGCATTACTAGATTCACAATATAATCTAATCTGAGCAACACCAGCAGTGCCGTCTGTTTTCATATCTAACTGACCAGCAGTAAATGTAAATGCATCATAAGACGCACCACCAATTTTTAAATGAACTGTATCATCTGTATCTGCTGTAATTGAAGTATCAGCATCAGCATCTAAGATTAATTCTTTACCGTTCATATCTAAAGTACCATTGACTTCTAATGTTGAACCTGAAAGAACATCAAATTTATTTGCAGTAAAAGCAAAGTCATCAGCACCAGCAATTTTAATATCTATTTGGTCATCTGTACTTGCATGAATTGAAGTGTCAGCATCGGCATCAAGAATTAATTCTGTACCGTTCATGTCTAGACTTGTTGCTACTGTTGCTGTTGTTAAGACTGGTGATGTTAAAGTAACTACGGAAGCACTTGCACTTAGACCACTTGTCAGTGCAGAACCTGTTCCTAATAAAGTATAAATCTCTACGAAATTATCATTGATTTTATCTCCGCCTGCACGGAGGGTATCACCTGTACCGTCATTAGCAGAAGAACCTAGAGCTAGTGATTGATATGCCATATTGTTAAACTCCTATATCTCTTATTATTTATACACTTTCTATACGAGGCCTGTATCAAATCTTGCGAATGGTACACCAAGTACATCATCAAACCTGTAAATGGTTTGTGAGAAGTCAAGTAAATTTGAAGGCCCTTGAATTGTAATTTTAGAACCTGCATTAGTACTTGAGTTATCAGTACCATCAAGTAATACGAAACTTCCAGTTTCAAGTAATACACTACCTTGAGTATCAGCAGTACCTGAGGCCTCATCAAATGTTTGTTCAATAGTATCGAAAGTTACAAAGTCATTATCAAACTGATTAAATCTTGCAGTAGTAGTAATTCTTATTTCACCTCTTGGTGGAACTTCAATTTTAGTTGTAAATGGTGAGTTATCCACAACAGAATCTTCTACTAAAAACTTTTCATTCTGGTCAGAAGATACTGAATCAATACCATCAAGTAATATCATGTTACCTGGGTTATCTTCATTTACAATTCTTCCGTTCTGAGTTACACCTGCAAGTACTGAATAATCAGAACTAAAGTCTTCTAAAACAATGTTATCATTTTCATCAATACCACCAGCGGCCGATGAGTTTAAAATAATAAAGTCTCCAGAATCGTCATTCTCTAAAGTAAGAGTCGTACCAAAATCTAAATCATTAAATGTAAAAGAACTAAATTGTTCAAGTGTATAATATGAATTAATGTTTTGGTCATCTCCAAGAAACCCTGGTTCCATAAGTCCATACAAATTTAAATTATGTAAGAATGGCCCAGTAACTTGTGCACCTCTTGTACCATCTAGTCTTAATGAAATAGAACTTACAAGTGAAACTTCTCTTTTATTTGGTGGGGGTCTAAAGAGTGAGGTATCATCTTCATCACCTGTACCATCTTCTAGTATAATTGTTTCTCCTGCATTTTCTAAATCACCTCTCGGTGAAACTGCAGTTGAATCAATAAGTAATTGAAATAAACCTGTACTATCTTCTAGTAATAATGCATCTTGTAAATGAAGAGTGCCTAATTCTAAAAGAAGTTTTTCACCAGAATTATTTGAACTAGAATCTGTACCATCTAAAACTAAATCATCACCAGAGTTACTTGAACTTGAATTAGTACCATCTAAAACAATACTATCTAATTGAGAAGTTTCTTGTGGTTGTTCTGTGTAACCTATATTTGGGTTTGGATTTAATTCAGTACCATCTGTTGGTGTTCCTAATCTTCTTGCAATATGAGTAGTAAAAATGTTTTCAAATGTAGAAGCAAGAGTTGGTGAGAATGTTTCAGTATCGCCAGTAAATCCAGATATGCCTGAACCTGTAGGTGTTGCAATCTGTGCACTTACTAAAGATGTTAAAGTAACTTGACCAAAGACTTGAAATCCAGCTGGGTGAGTAGCTCTCTTAATACTATTTCTCCAAGTATTAATACCTTCACCAATTTTTACAACATAAGAAAAATCTTGATAATAATAAGAGTCTTGTATTCTCATTTCATCAGCAGATAAGAAACCAGTTGTATCAGAATGTTGACCTTTTAGTTGTCCGATAGAACCTGTTGAAATTGTTGCCGTGGCTCTTTCATTTTGAATTACTGTTCCAACTGCACCAGAACTTGAACCTGTAAGAATATCATCTTCATCAAAAGTGTTAGTAGAAGTAACAGTTAGTATTTTTGAAGTTGCATCAAAAGAACTAACAATACCAGAGAATGCTGTAAATCCTTCACCTGTTGTAAATGTTCCAGAAATATCTTTTAATAAAATTTTATTTTTAAATGTAAGTGTATCATCAGAATCATATGTTGCACCAAAACTTCTTACTTCTAAAGCAGAAACACCACCAACACCCGAAGTTGATTTAGCTGTAAGAACTGCATTACTTCCACCACTTACTGTAATCGTTGGTAATGAAGTATAACCATTTCCTTTGTTTGTTATTTTAATTCTTTGTATTGACCCTTGAATTGCAGAAGCAAATGTTCCAGTTTCTAATTCTATGTACTCTCCAGATTCATCTACAATATATTCGGTGTCATAGTTTTGTTCTAAACTTAAAGACAATTCATCAAAGTCTGTATCTCTTAAAAGTTGAAAACCACTTTCTAATATTATATCACCAGATAAATCTGTTGATTGTGATAGTTGTCTTGCATAATCAACAGCACTTAATTCTTGTAATAGAATACCACTATTGTCTTCAAATAAAATATTATCACCAGCATCTGCATCTGTATCTAAAACGATATATGCATTATTAACAGTTGCATCTTGTAACTCAAAATTATCTACATGATTGACTTGAACGGTTTCTCTATCTTCTGTAATGACATCTGCAGGGTCAGTAAATGCCTCAGCGGCAAGTGCACCACCTACAATATGAATCTCTGCAGCAAGACCAGAACCATCTGTATTACTATTATCTATTAATAGACTTGCACCTGAAGTATATCCTGTACCAATATCATCAATAATAATTTCATCTATTTGACCTTTTGCTAATTCTTCTACAACTAATTCTGCACCAGAGTTACCTCCAGTAATTGTTACTGAATCACCTACTTCATATAATGCACCAGCATTAGTAATCGTACCACCAGTCATTATCTCAGATATGACAGCACCTAAAGTTGTATCGGTAACAGTTGATGTACCTGTTACAGTTTCTCCATTTGTAAATGTTCCTGATAATGATTCTGCAGAAACTTCTAGTTGTGAATATTGAACCCCTGCCTCTGTAAATCTTGTTACATTTTCAATCGTAATTGTTGCACCGCTTGATTGGCCAGTAATTGTTTGATTGATTAATTCACTAAAATCAGAATTCGCATTTTCGACAACACGCATAAAACTTTTATTTCCGAATGTACTATCGGAAGGTTTAAGCATATTATCTCTTGGGTAAAAAAGTTCTGCCTCTTGGTCAAATAACATTCTAAAGAAAAGTTGATGACCTTTTTCTGTACCCTTTGCAGTATATAAATCTTTAATACTTTTAATTAGTTTTCTTTTTGATAAACCTGATGCAAGTGTATTTGGTATTGCTTCCATAAATGAATTACGAAACTCATCTAAGAAATCATATATTGTATTATCAACATTTGCATATTCTAAAAGTTGTTGAATTGTTTGAATAGGGTTAGCACGATATTGAGAAACAGTAGCAGTAGAACTTGATGTACCTCCGTCTATTGTTTCACCTGTAATAAATTTTTGATTTGATGTAATATATAATCTTTGATTATCGTCAAAGTCATCTACTAAAAGTGTTGCTGTTGCTTTTGATGTTCTACCTGTAATTGTTTCACCAACAGTAAACTTTGCAACAGAATCCTCTAATACAATATTCTCATCACCATTTTCATTTAGTATATAATTGGTAGATGTGGTTTCTTGTAATACATAATTAACTTCACCTGTGATTGTGAGTTGAGCAGATTCAAGATACTTAAAGTAATCTTGTAAAAATTTAATAAACTTAGGGTGGTCTGCTTTGATAAATTCTGGCAGTACATCACTTAATATTGGTGAAAGTTTTTTATCAAATATTGAAGAAGACATTAGTAACCACTTGATGTACTAGATGAACTTACATAAGTGGTTGAAGTTGCAGCTGTGGTTACAGAAGAAGATGAACTTGTTGTAGAAGAACCAGCACTTGATGTAATATTATCTACTGCACCTGTTACAGTGGAGTTTGATAAATCTATTTCTAAAATATCATTTCGTAGAGGTACAACATCATATGAACTTGGATTTGCAACAACACGAATAACACTTGAGGTCGCACTATCAACATTCGATATTGAAGTTATGTTTGCTGAAGAAATTACAATTTTCCCATTTTCATAATCAACAGTACCAAAGGTAGAATTAACAGTTATCTTTGAAGTACCAGAGATGTAGTATGAAATTAAATTACCTGCACCATCATCACCAAGAAATTGTTCATTTGTATTACCAGATAAAATAAAACCTGTTGAAGAGATAACACCACCATCTGCAGAATTGTGGCCACTATGAGGATTATAAAAAGCATTTTTAAAATCTATTGTATAAGATGTTGCTGTATTTAAAGTTGGTGTAAATTCTTTTGCCATTTGAACTGTCGTAATGTTTGATACGATTGAAGAATCTGTATCATCAATCTGACCTACAATTTCTGAAAATCTAAATGGCTGATTAAACGCTTGTAAATTATTTGTATTGTAATCTGAAAGTGTAGTTGTTACTAAAGCAGAAATATCACTTAATGTTTTTGTAGTTGCAGTAGAATTATATTTGTAAGCAACAGTTAATCTTAATTTAATTGTTTCTGGGTCTACAATTTCTGTTCTTACAGAACCTACTGTATAAGCTTTCAACGCTGTTTCTAAACTTGTTTTTTGAGTTGATGTTAAATTAGAACCTGTTGTTGTTTTAATAGAAGCAAAAACTTTTCCATAAACGGCAGGGTCATTATCTTCACCACCCCATACTTGAACTGATTGTGTGTTTGCAAATAGTGTTGGTATGATTGTTGTAAAGTCATTTGAAGTAACAGCACGACCTTGACTTGAATAATCTAATGGTGCATTAAATTTAATACTTTGAATAGTTTCTGATTCTGCACCCCCTATTGCATTTGTAACTGTACTCACGGTGTTGTCGGTAGACTCACCAATAGAAGAAGGTGCAGTAAATGTTGATGCACCGTTTGCCTCTTCTTTGTTTGTAACAACATATTCTAATATGACAATATTATTATCTGATAAAGCTTTACCAATTACACCATCACCAAAGTAAACTTCAAATTGACCATTCTCAACTTCTTGTAAAAAATAATTATCTGCTGTACCTGATACTTGTGTAATGTCTGTTGCAAGAGTATAAGTTGTAGTTGTAGAATCCGATGCTGAGTTTTGAACTTTAACTGTAAGAGTTGTTGTATCAGCATTACTATCTGAAATAATAAATCTTTGGTCTACATTTGCTGTATCAACTGTATATCTTGTTGTAACTAAAGTTCCTTCGTATAGTGATAGGTTTTCAAATACTAAACTACCACCAACTCTTGTTTTAGTTACATCTGTTGCAACAACAAAATTGTAAGTAGTATCATTTATTGTTGTTGAAAATTTTGCACCTCTTGACAATGTTGCAACATTAACACTTGAAGTATTTACATTAACATTAACAGTTGCGATTGGTGCTCGTGCACTTCTTGGAGTATACCCTAAAGTTTTAGCATGAGATACAACAGAAGACCTGAGTGATGCAGTATCAATAAACATTTCGTTTGCAAGTAGATTAGCATTCATTGATAGATAATGTGTGTTGTATGCAAGAACATCTAAGAGGGCTGACATACCAGAACCCTCAAAATCATAATCAGTAAATTCTGTTTGATTCTTTAAAAATATTTTCATATTAGATTTTATGTCATCAAAATCTAATTCTGTAATCGAAAGTCTTTTATCCGTTGTTGCCATGTTACCTTACTCTTTCTACTATAACATCAAGTGAAACCATTTCACTCGGTGCATTAACAATGAAAAATTCTATTCTTACATTGTAAGCATTTCTATCTAAATCAGGAAGAGAATCAACTCTAATTAATTCTACTCTTGGTTCGTATGTTTTTATAACAGTTTCAATATTTCTTGATAACAACGAAGCTGATATTGGTGAAAGATTTTCAAAAAGAGTTGCACGAATATTAGAACCAATCTCTGGGTGAAATGGTTTTTCATAGTGATTTAATTGTACAAGATTTCTCACACTTCTTTTGATTGCTTCAACATCTGTTAGTTTTGCAATATCACTTGTAATAATGTTTTTATTAAAATTTAAATTTAAATCTTTAAATAGTTTTACACTACGCTTTTCATTAGTAATACTTGCATCGTAATTTAAACTTCCAGAAGTTGGCATAAATTTCTCCTATGTAAATTATTTATAACAAAAGTTTATCCGCCTGCAAAAGTATTAGATGAACCTTCAGCAACTGAAGTACACGCAGTGATACCATCACCAATTCTACCACACCCTACATTATTTACAAATACAGTTGTAGAACCAGTTGTGATAACTTGTTGATGAGAAGGACAAGGTAAGCCTGGTAAGACATGAACTGTATTTTTATCACCTTGTCTAGATACACCAATGTTGTTGACAAATACATTTTCAGATGCACCTTCTCTAAAAGGTGTTGAACAATGTGTTACATCGGCATCGCCCTTTCTTGTAATTGCTGGCATTACTCTTCCTCTCTACCCATGAGTTCATGAAGTTTATCATCAAAGGTGTTTATGTATTCGTGGTCTTCTTCACTATGAGGTGAAGGTGGTGGTGTAGGATTAAATTTAATAATGTTCTCAAAAGAACCAGGTATATCTTTCCAGTTGGTGAAAGTTTTTACTTCACCCTTTACCAGTATGATATATTCTCCATCACCCTTGGCCACGATACTTCTTCCAACTTCTTCTTCGATTTTTATTCATTGTAGAAGTAATTGGTTTTCTACCAATCGAAGTTCCTTTACTTGTAGGTTCATGTATATGTACTGTTGTTTGTTTTCTTCCTTTAGCCATTTTTTATTCCTTGTTCAAGTCAATTCGTTTACCACGAATATCAATGTTTTCTGATGCAGTTGTATTTTGATTTGCACCATATGATTCACTAACATCACCAGTGATATTAGATGATTGAGTTCCAGAAACAGTTTCAGAATGATTGCCCTTTACGACAACTGTCTTATCACCATCAACTTGTATATCCCAATTACCTTTTATATATGTTCTACAATTAGAGTCAACTGTAAGATTACATTCACCCTTTATATTTACAAATTCAGAACCTGCAACAACTTCATAATTACTTCCTACAATTCTTGTTACTTTATTTCCATCAGCATCAATCTCGTAGAAAGTACCTGTTCTGTGATATTCATGAATACGCTCTGCAAACGGAGTATCATCAAATTCAACAATATGACCTGACTCTGTTTCTCTTACTTGATTATAAGGGTACTCGGAATCTACTCTTGTTTTTTTTGTTCTCTCTTCATTTGTTTCTGTTGATATACCAATAACATTATCTTCATGACCTCTAGATGAATCATTACTTGTTTTTAATTCATTCCATGTTGTTGTGGTATTTGCAAGAGGAATATTTTCAGTCGCAGCTGTATCTCGTGCAGAACGATTACCATGAGTAATGATATCTCCATTTGCATCTTTGGCAGTCGGAACTGCTAGACGATTAATATCTGATTCATCTTTACGAACTGGGTAA